AAACTAATTGTTGTTTCAATATATGAGCTCGTTCGCTATCGACACGAACGCCTTTAAATCTCATATCAACCAAACAAGGAAATAAATCTGTTTCTAAATTAAATATAGATTCAATATCTTGTAAAATAATTTCTGATTTAAATTTTTGCCATAACTCTAAAGTTAGTTCAGCATCTTTTTCTGCATAAGCTCCGACATACATTGGTGGTAATTTCCACATATCTGCTTTTGGATCTAGTCCTCTTGACTTTGCTTCTTCAGTTAAAGCAGTTTCATTTTTACCATGACCTAAATATTCCCATGACAATGCATTCAATGTATAAGCAAATCTATTCTCATCAATTAGTGATGCTGCAATCATAGTATCCACCACTAAACCATTGATTTTTATACCTAAATTACGTATCCAACATACGTCATACATTGCATTATGAAAAATTTTTACAGCTGGACAAGCCATAGTATCTGCAAACCATGCTAATACTTTTTTCCGATCCATGTTGCTCCCTGATCCGTGAGCAATAGGAAAATAAAATTTTCTACCTGCAACAGCTACTGCTATACCTACTACTTCACCTTCACCAATAACAGAACCTGAACCCATCGTTTTTAAATTAGGATCTCTAGTTTCTAAGTCGACAGCAATCTCATCATAAGATCTTAAGTCAGGAAATTCTTCCGGTTCTATCCATTCTGTTTGTGCTGTAAATAGTGGTACTTTCATTACTTATCCTTTTTATGTTGTTTAGGTTTTTCTTTTTTCTTGTTAAATATTTCGTCAAAACGTTTTTTATATAAATCACTAGGAGGTCTTGATCGACCATCCCATTGTCTACCTTTTTCTTTTGCCATCGGTGTCTTTCATCTTTTTAATTTCTAATTCACAATAATGAATTATTTTTTCTAAATCTTGTATACCGTTTTTATTTTTATAACGACATACGTATTTAATAACATTTCCTTGAAAGAAACTCAAGTCGTTCTTAGAAATGAATTCATACGGCTGTATGTGAAAGTCTTTGTAGTGACTCCCGCCTATCTGTTTATCTTGTGGAAATAATTTTTCCATATCATCTTTGTGTGTCATATTTTTTTCTCCTTTTAATGTGGTAGTCGTTGGTTTAACAGGGTGTTAAGATAATTTGGGAATCGAAGGCCCCGAACCAACTTCGCCAGTTAAGGCCTGAAGCTACCACTCTCCATGGAAATTGTCCCTCTATCCCGTTCTGTTTAAAACTACAAAGAATAACCATAACGCTCTTTCTTTGGTTTTAATAAGTATAGGTTTTCTTTGGCACGAGTTGCGCCAACATACCAAACTCTGTGTTCTTCATCTGCTTTTTCAATACTACTTTCAACAGACTTTCTAATTTTTCTAGCATTATCTAATACTAAAATAACATTTTCACATTCACCACCTTTTGCTGCATGAATAGTGGATACTTCTATTCTTGGTGGTTGTGATAATTTATTTCCATTAGACAACATTGTTCTTATATAAAAACATTCATCTTGGTCAGCTCTTGTAAATAAGTTATACCAAAGTGCATCTTTACCATAACCAAAATCATCCATGTTATAATATTGTTTATTTTCTTTAAAATTAAAGAATGGATTGTCTGGTAAATATTCATGTATTTCTCTAGCATCTGCTAAATTTATTGTATTACCTTTACATAGTTCACTAAAATTTAATATAGCTTTATAAAGTCTTGTATTAAAACTTTTACCAAACCTATCTTTAAAATACATATTATTAGATTTTAATTGTTTAGATATTTCATCCGATCTATATGTGGTTCTAGTCAATATCAACCAGTTATCTTTAGTTAAATCTATATGCTCTATATTATAAATGAATTCTACATTTCCAGGAGAACCATCTTTAGCACGATATTCTTTTTCTTTTCTTGTATTTATTCTACTAACAATAACATTAGATAGATTTTGTATATTTTTTGGTACACGATTTGAATAAGGCAATACAACTTCTTCAGCCGGTTCATTTAAAAATCTTTTAACATCAGCTCCAGCCCAGGCAAAGATAGCTTGGTCATCGTCACCAGCTAAATAAATATCTTTTGATTTTTCTTTTAATACATCAAACATCTCCCATTGTATTGGAGATAAATCTTGAGCCTCATCTATAAATACTACATCAAACTCTTTACATTTTTCTTTTTCATCTACAAATTTAGTAATCATATCATTAAAATCATATAAAATATCACCTTTGAAATGATTATAATTTAAATAGATATGACCTAATGTTTCATAATCTACTTCGTCACTCCATTCATTTGTATTAAATTCTTCTTCAGGAGATATGTTTTTAACTCTAGCTTTATTAATTAATTTAAAATATTCACTATTAAAATTTAAATAACCTGAGTCATCACCAGTGTCTGTAACTCTTAAATTTAATTCTTTACCTAATTGCTCATAGTGTACGGGTTGCATAACTCTATCTTCACTCATACCTAAAGTATGAAATGCAAATGAATGTAGTGTTTGAAAATATCTTAAATCTTTTTTATCTATGTTTGGATTTCTTTCTAACATTCTGTCTTTAGCTTCATTAGCTGCTTTTCTAGTAAATACAAAATAACCTATTCTATTTAGATCAGTACCTTTTTTAATATACTCATCTACTAAATTTAACAATGTAGTTGTTTTACCTGTACCTGGAGGACCAAATATTTTTTTAATCATTACATTATATCTTTTTGAGTTTGAGTATGAACTATTTCTGGTTCTGATTTTTCATCAGATAATAATTCTGGGAATTTATCTAAGGATAATTTAACAACACTTACCGGAGGATAAGATTCTTTATCTCCTTTTTTCTTTGGAAATCTTTTGCCGTGACCAAATTCAGCTGTAAATAATCTTGTCATATATTCTGCAGTTTTTCCTCTATCTTCTTTCCATTCTTTATTTTTTAAAGAATCAAAAAAACTTGCATATATAAAATATGCATGTTGTTCTTCAATCAATACAGCACCTGTTTTAAATGCTGCATAAGTTCCAGCTTTTGGTCCATGTAAATATTTAGATAAATATTCTTCTAACAGTTCATCTGGAGTTGTACCTTTTGGTGGAGGTGTTGTTAATTTTGGTGGAAATAAATTATCAAGTATATCTTGAAATTCATTTTGTTTTATTTTTGGTGGAATCATATCTGCTGCTGCACCAATGATTGCTCTGATATTATCTAATTCAATTATTTGTTTTATATTTTTTGCTCTAACTTCTTTTGTAGTTTGTCCATCTGATAGGGTTACATTAAATGTATATTGTGGTTCTGGGTAAGTTATCTTTTGTAATCCTGATAATGCTGGGAATACTCTTTTCTTATCTGATAAATAACCAAAAGCTCTTTTTCTACACTCTGCTTTCATACATACTGGTTGTATTGGATCTTCAGTACAAGTATGTCCTTTAGTTTCTCTTACCCAAGATTTTAATTTCTTTTTAGTTTTTTCTTCTGTCCAATCTATTACACCATTAGCACCTGGTTCAAAATATTTTCCTGGAGCTGCAATAACCATTTTTTCCCAATCATCTGGATATTTCTTTTTAGCAAACACCATATAATTGTATAAAAACCTATCTCTACCATCTCTTAATTTATCTTTTGTTAGTATTGCAAGACATGGTGGTCCATCACTAAACTCTTCGCCACCACCATTTAATATTTTTCTAGTATGTTCTATGTTAAATTCTTCTAAATCATCTGCACTGTATGTATTGGATTCTATAACTTGTATAAATTGATCGAATGTAAATGTGGTACCGTCTAAATTAAATCCAACTCTTTCTGTTTTGTTATAGTAAGGTAAATTAATATACTGACCCATGTTCCATTTACCTTCTGCATCTTTACCTAATTCAGTTTGTTTAGGATATATTTCAATATTAGTTGGAAGTTTTAATGTAAATAATAAACCTTCTAAAAAATTTCTTATTGCAACTGCTCTAATAGGTTCTTTAACAAATAAATATAAATGCATACCACCAGATTTAGATTTAACTGGAACCAATGGTAAATTATGTTCTGCAATAATTTCTAAATATTTTTTATATGGGAAGTTTGAATAGCTATGTTGTTTATCATCAATATCAATAGCACCAAATTTAGCCATACCTCTATCATCGCAAGGTTGAATACCTATTGATTGTTTACCTTGTAAATGATCTAAATAATCTTGATCTTTAATATCATGGTGAGCCCAACCATAAACTGGTTTTGCTTTACCTGTACTAGGATCGATTGATAACTTTGTTAGATCCGCAGTACCAAACGCTCTTTGTAATCCTGTAAATGCTTCTATAAATCTTTTTTCTTTATTCATAATTTCCAATTATAAATGTGGGCGATTGCTCGCCCACAATATTACTATGAGGTAATTTAGTAATGAGAAACTTCGGATTGAGTATTTTCTGAACTCTCACCGTGTTTAACCTTAACATCACCTTTGGATACACCTTCGGCAAAAGCTTTAGCTTGTTGGTATATTCCAGCATCTTCTACTGGTCCAACTTTACTAACTTCCCATCCAAACCAAGTACCTTTGTCATTAGACATTTGAGTAGTTCTTAATTTGTAGGTATGACTAAAGAAAGCTGGAGTAAACATTCCATTCTTTCCTTTCATCTTTATGCTTGCCATCATACTATTCCATTTTCTACTAATCTTTAATTGTGTTGATTTCATGGCAATTAAAGCTGTAGATGGACTTTTACCCAAGACAATTACAAAGTGACTTGCAGTCTTTTCAACATAGTTACCATTTGGTAATCTATCTTTATAAGATGCATCTCTTTTTACTTGAGTTAGTATATCACTAGATGATGGGTGAATAGCTACTGGAGCACCAGAACCTTCGCCTCTATCTTGCCATTCAATATATTCTAATTTGTAATGACAAGGAATAACATCGATTCCTTTTTCTCCATCAAACAACTCTCCTGTTACAGAGTTGTAAATCATTCCAGGTTCTGCACCTTGAACATATTTACCATCTCTTTTATTTACTTCTGGAGATAGTTGACCTAGTATTTTTAAGAATGGTAATGCTAAATCTTCTTGAGTTAGATTCTCCACTCCTTGGTTTGCATCTGCTTCAAATATATTTACAGATAACGCACCTGCATTAACTTTTTCAGTTACTGCACTATTGTTCCTTGGTTCTTGTTTCTTTATTACTTGTTCTTGTGACATAGTTATTACTCCTTTATGCACGTGTTATTTTAGTTCTGTTTCCTGCGAACACATTAAATAGGTCAGAGGGCATATCTTTCCCAGACTCGATACGCTCTCTAACCAAAGCCTTAAGTGTCATAGGTTCAACCTTTAACTTCTGGGTTGGTTGATAACCTTGACCTTGCGCAAGGACAGCATATTCTACTGCCTTGTTATCTTCGTTACGACCAAAGGAAACAGTGACCTCATTTTTAATAAGATCACCCAGGCCATTTTCACGAAGCCAGTTAAACGCTTCTTCTTTCTTATCTGCAGAAATTGAAGCGCCGTAGACGGGTTTAACTTCTATTGCTGAACCGTCTGCTAATTTCATTGTGCTAATATTCATTTCAGTCATCATAGTAGGTATGACTTCACTTGAAAGTGTATCAGCTTGTTGTTTAAGTTGTTTTAAATTTTCTTCTACAACTTTTATATGATCTTCTAAATCTCTTAACTTAACAACTTGATCTGATAATGCTTTCGCATCATTAGTTTGAGTTATTGATTCAGTCTGATCTGCCTCAAAGTTTATACTCATAGTATTGTATCTCCTTAGTTAGTGTTTGTATTTCTTTCTTAAAACTTTTAATTATTTTAAAAGCTTTGTATTTCATATAATAAAAATCAAAAACTTTGTCAAGATGACAAATAAAAATAAATACAACTCCTAAAAGATAACTTAAAATTTTAATATCTTTATTTCTTTCAAATAAATTAAAATTTTTTATAAATTGTATATCTTTCTGAGTTACTTTTAAAAAATTTTCTAATTCTAACTTTCTTGCTTTCATACGATACAGTTTATTTTGTATCTTCCATCGTTCTTTATCCGTCATCTATGTTTCCTCGTTCGTATAAATTTATTTCTACTGGGTAGTATGTATGTTCTTGTCGGTCCCATTTCAAGAGGTTATATTTACCTCCAGTAATATCTGCGGCAATAGAACACGCTACACCTATTATAGCAGGATCACCTGTTAATAACAAATAATCTTTTTCACTATAATTTTTTAAAAGTTTTCTTAATTTAAAAATCAATGGACCAGGTGACAAAATAATTTGACTAAATTCAGGCAATAATGTGACAAGTTTGCCATATTTCTGTGCACCCATAATATTAAATTTTGGTTTACCCAATCTAGTACCTGGTAATTCTTGAATAATATAAACTGTAGGATCACTCATAATTTATTTTTACTTTCTCTTGACAAGTAATTAGCTTTTATTATATAGATTGTCAATAGAAAGACAACAAAAAACATTATTATGAAATATAAATTTAAAACTAAACCTTATGCGCATCAAATAACTGCGTTAGAAAAATCATGGAATAAAGAAGTATTTGCCTACTTTATGGAAATGGGTACCGGTAAATCAAAAGTATTAATCGACAACATATCTATGTTGTATGATAAAGGTAAAATTAATGGTGCTTTAATTATTGCACCTAAAGGTGTTTACCAAAATTGGTATGATACAGAAATACCTGTTCATATGGCTAATCATATTGAAAAAGATGTTGTGTTATGGAAAGCTATGATTAATCAAAAACAACAAAATGAATTAAATAAATTATTTGAATCTACGGAAAAATTACATGTTCTATGTATGAATGTAGAAGCATTGTCTACTAAAAAAGGTTTAGATTTTGCAGCTAAATTTATGAGTTGTCACAGTACATTAATGGCTATTGATGAATCTACAACTATTAAAAATCCAGATGCTAAAAGAACTAGAAATATTGTAGAATTAGGTAAAGAAGCTAAATATAAAAGAATATTAACTGGTTCACCTGTAACTAAATCACCATTAGATTTATATAAACAATGTGAGTTCCTTGATCCGTATTTATTGGACTATGGTTCTTATTATGCATTTAGGACTAGATATGCAGTAATGAGATCTGCAAACTTTGGTGGTCGTTCAGTACAAATAGTTGTGGGTTATAAAAATCTTGGAGAGTTATCAGAAAAATTAGAACCATTTTCATATCGTTGTTTAAAAGAAGATTGTTTAGACTTACCTGATTATACTTACACTAAACGTGTAATTCAATTAACACCTGAACAAAAAAAATTATATCAACAAATGAAGATACTGGCTTTAGCTGAATTAGATGGAAAACAAATGACTACTCAATCTGCCATGGTTCAATTAATGAGACTCCATCAAATTACTTGTGGTCATTTTACTGCTGATGATGGTACTATCAAAGAAGTTAAAAATGAACGATTAGATGCATTAATAGATATTCTTTCTGAAGTAGAAAATAAAGCTGTTATTTGGGCCCACTATAGACATGATATCAATGCAATAGTAAATGCTGTAGAAAAAACTTTTGGAAAAGATTCATATGTAACTTATTATGGTGATACTACAAATGAAGAAAGACAAAATGCTATTAAACAAATTCAAGATCCTAATAGTAAGGTAAGATTTATAATTGGTACGCCACAAACTGGTGGTTATGGTATTACATTAACTGGTGCTAACGTTATGGTTTACTATGCTAATGGTTATGATTATGAAAAAAGAATACAATCAGAAGCTAGAATAAATCGTGCAGGTCAAACTAGAAAAATGACTTATATAGATATTATTGCTGAAGATACTGTAGATGAAAAAATTGTAAAAGCTTTAAAGAAAAAAATGAACATCGCCAGTAAAATTACTGGCGATGATCTTAAGGCTTGGATTTAAACAATCATAATTGTTTTTGGTTTTTTAGATTCAGGTTGATTATGCTTTAATTTAATTTTAAGCATACCATCTTCTAACTTACCACCTTCACATTCAACATAATCTGCTAATTGAAACATTCTTTTAAATGATCTTTTAGCAATGCCTCGATGAACATAATCTTCTTCTTTATCTTTTGAAGAACCTTCAATAGATAATATATTGTCATTAACTTCAACGATCACTTCATCTTTTTTGTAACCAGCTAAAGCAAGCTCAATAACATAATTACCATCATCTTGTTTCTTTATGTTATAGTGTGGAAAACCAGAATTGACTGATGAAAATAGATTGAATCTATCAAACATGTCATCAAAACCGATTGCAGTATTTAGGAATGTACTTAGATTTGTCATATTAACCTCCTTGTTAGACAGTTATTGTTAGGCCCTCCTAAAGCGACCTGAGGTTAATATAGCTATTTATTTTAAATCTACAAGACCTGTTTCTCTATTAAGATATTTATATTCTATTTTAGAAGTTTTAAAATCGTCTTGAATTTTTTTACATATTTTTTCAGGATCAAATTCACCACAAGAATATACATCAAACTGCATTAATGCAGGTTTAACTTCATCCCATATATGCATTGCAATATGTGATGTTTCAATAATTGCAACTGCAGTAATTCCTCTATTACCAGGCATATTACAATATTTAACATATGGACCCATAAATACTTTCATGTTTATATCCATAATAAAATTGTTTAACCAACTTTTTAAAAAGTTTTCTTCTACTGGCGGATTATTTATTTCTGCTCTAACAATAAGGTGTTTATGCACCAATAAACTATTTTCCATATATCAACCTTTCTTATTTTAAAAATAAATTAAACAGACCTGTTAAAGCTAATATAGTTGTAAAAGCTCCACCAATTATCCAATATAATAATTGATCTGTTTTAGTTTCGATCTTATCTACTTTCTTATCGAGTTTGTCAATATCATCATGCATATGCTTGAGATGATTGTCCCGGATTGTTATGATGTCTTTTTGTAAACCTGTTACATGACCATATAAGTCTTGTATTGTTCCATCCAATGTTTCAGGTTTTCTTTTAGGCATTAAAAGGATCCCTCTGTAGCTGTTGGATCAGATTCTCTAAATCCTCCTGCAGTCCCACCACCAAAACCACCTCCACCAGCTCTTCCATAATCTACTCCAGGAGTACCTAAACCATACGGATCATAATTTCTAGCCATTTCTTGAACTTCAGCAGCCTTTCTTTGATCCATTGCATATTGAAATGTATTTTTAGCTGCGTATCCTAAGGGGTTAGTTATTAAACTAATAATATCAAATATACCTGTTGGCCTCATGTATTGAGAATATAAACTAGGTACTTCACTATAATCTGTAGTAGGTAAAGACATTATACCCTCATCTCTATCATTATTGGTTTTTGTATAATTAATAGGTATTTCAGGTTCGGTAACTGTTGTAGTAGGCACTAAAGTTTCAATACCAGAAACACCACCTACTGGTTTTGTAAAACCTTGTAATGCATACTGTTGAAATATTTCGTCAAATGTCATTATACAATCCTATTCCCAAATAAAAACTGTGTTTTTTCTTCAGGACTCAATTGTGCTGTTAAATTAAATCTCTGTCCTAAATTTTGTTGATTAGATAATACCTGTTGGTTTACTGATTGTCCAGTAATTCCTGTTGGTAATGAAGGAGTTTGTCCTTGTTCAAAAACTTGAAGTCTTTGTGGCATTCTTCTAATTTCTGGAACTGATGGTGATAGTAATTGATCTATTGTAAGCTCTAATGAATTTAAAGAATCATTTAAATCAAACCCTCTAACTTCATCTTTCATATCAGTAAATAGCTCCATAACTGTTTCAACTGAATCTTCAAATTGAGCTGCTGCAGCTGGATTTTCTCTTTCCAATCTATT